GATACACTGTTGAAACAGGTATGACAACTGCTCAGTCTGAAGCTCTAGGCGACGGTTCAGCAAATGCTTTCCAAGAAATGGCATTCTCAATCGAGAAAGTTGCTGTTACTGCGGTTAGCCGTGCTTTAAAAGCAGAATACACAATGGAATTGGCACAAGACTTGAAAGCTGTTCATGGTCTTGACGCTGAAACCGAATTGTCAAACATTCTTGCTGCTGAAATTCTTGCCGAGATTAATCGTGAAGTTGTTCGCACAATTAACTACTCAGCAACTCCTGGTGCTCAAGAAAATACAACTTCTGCTGGAACATTCAACTTAGACACAGATTCAAATGGTCGTTGGATGGTTGAGAAGTTTAAAGGCTTGTTGTTCCAAATCGAACGTGATGCTAATCAGATTGCTAAAGCTACACGTCGTGGTAAAGGTAACATCTTACTTTGCTCTTCAGACGTTGCTTCAGCGTTGCAAATGGCTGGTGTTCTTGATTACACCCCAGCTCTTTCAGCCAACTTGAATGTTGATGATACTGGTAATACATTTGCTGGTGTTCTCAATGGTCGTATCAAGGTTTACATCGATCCATATTTCGCTTCATCCACAGGTAAGCAATACTTTACTCTTGGATACAAGGGAACTTCAGCGTTCGATGCTGGTTTGTTCTACTGCCCATACGTTCCGTTGCAAATGGTTCGTGCGGTTGGTCAAGATACATTCCAACCAAAGATCGGCTTCAAGACACGTTACGGAATGGTTGCGAATCCTTTTGCTACCACTGACGCTAACGGAATCCCTGCTCGTTTGGGTTCTGGTGACGGTAACAAATACTACAGATTCGTTCAAGTTACAAACTTGATGTAATATCAAATTATAATAATAATTATGTTTTGGTAGTATTGAGGGGAGTTTCGACTCCCCTCTTTTTTTAAGGAAATAGCAAATGGGCGTAACAACATATCTACTCAGTAAAATTGCTTCAGCTTGCGGTGGATTAGCAGGAGGATTAACTTTCATGGCATTTCTAAAACCAAAATCTATCATGGATGCAACTATTCGTGGTGGTGTATCAACTGCTAGTGCTATCATAGGTGCTGGCGTATTCTTAGATTACTTTCAATTAGCTGATACAATAGAGTTTCATTTATTTGCTGGTGGCGTTATTGGTTTCTTATCTTGGGGTGTATTAGGTCTTATTGCTCGAGTATTCATTAAAGCAGAACAAAAGCAACAAGATGCGATTGATGTAATTAAGACAGTTACACAACCCGTTGAAGAAACTCCCGCTCCAACAAAACCAGTTAGAAAACCTCGTTCAAAAAGAACACCTAAATAGTTTCTTTGAATCTGGATAAATTATGTCCGTATCTGATAATCAACCGACTAATCTAAACTATCTTTCATCGTTAGGTTTTCGGTTCACAGTGAAGAAGTTACCAAACGTCAACTATTTTTGTCAGAACGTTGCGTTACCATCAATATCATTAGGTGTGGCTCAAACTTCCACACCTTTTGGATATATCAATCGTCCGGGAGATAAATTGGCATATAGTCAATTGCCAATTCGTTTCCGAGTCGATGAAGATTTTAAGAACTATCTTGAAATCCATGATTGGATGGTAGGTATGGGACATCCCGAAGACTTCAATCAAAGCAGAGAATTGTCTGCCTCATCGCCAAGCCCGATTCGTAAAATAGGAACTGCTTCTAGTTTCGTTTCTGATGGCACATTAACAATTCAGAATAGTAACAAGAATTCATCAATTCACATATTCTTTATGGATTTGTTTCCAATAGACCTTACTGAATTAATGTTTGACTCTACTGGTGGAGATGTAGATTATCTTGAAGCAACAGCTACATTTAGTTACAGAAGGTATAAGATAGAGAGAATTTAAAATTATTTGAAATAGTGCTTTACTTTTATTAACAATTAGTATATAATGATATCATTATGAAAATAGATCAAATAATCCAGTCTTGGAAAGAAGACACAAAAATCGATGATCTCAATTTAGATATTGAGAGCACTCGTATCCCTAATCTACATAGTAAGTATCTTTCGTTCTTATCGGATGAGCGCATACGTCTACGTGGATTCCAATCACAAAGACGCACCTTGGTTGGTAAATTAAAAACATTTTATTCTGGTTCAGCTACTCAAGAAGATTTAGAATTCTTGAATAAAGAACAGTTCTTGGGCAAAACATTAAAGAATGAAATTATGTTTAACATTGAAACTGATGAATTGGTTATTGATATTGACGCTAAGATATCTGCACAAGAAGTTAAAGTTATGGCGTTGGAAGAAATTGTTAAGTCTATTAACAATAGAGGATATCAAATTAAAAATGCAATTGATTGGCGTAGATTGACTGTCGGAGGAATGTGAGCGCAGATATCATAATTCACAAACTTGATGAAGTAACGATTAAGATACAATGTGAACAATATATAACAAAAGAACTTTCGGAACAGTTTACATTTGATGTTCCTGGTGCAAAATTTATGCCATCATTCAGGAGTAGACACTGGGATGGCAAGGTTCGCTTATTAAATTCAAGAACAAATACCACGTATGCTGGACTGTATTCTTTAATTGAAAAGTTTGCGAATGATCGTGAGTATGACTGTGAGATACCAGACGAATTACTCTACGGTGATGAAATATCTTTAACTGAAGCTGATGAGTTTATTAAAGGATTAAATCTACCTGTTGTTCCACATGAACATCAGATGCGTGCCTTTACTACAGCTGTTAGAAATAGAAGAGCAGTGTTGATATCCCCTACTGCTAGTGGTAAATCGTTAATCGCATATTTGATTACACGCTGGTATGAAAGTAAGACGCTAATTATTGTTCCTACAATTTCATTGGTAACACAGTTGATACAAGATTTTCAAGACTACGGTTACACTGAAGTTGTTCATGGAGTTATGGCTGGTGTAGAAAAGAAAACTGGCGCTATGATAACTGTTTCTACATGGCAATCAATGATGAACGTATCTGCGGATTTTCTTTCTCAGTTCGATGTTGTCATAGGCGATGAAGCTCATCAGTTTAAGGCAAAGAGTTTAATTAGCATCATGTCTAAGATGACTGGAACAAAGTATAGATTCGGTATGACTGGAACGCTAGACGGTGCTGAGGTGCATGAGTTGGTATTGCAAGGATTGTTTGGTAAGATAGAACGTGTTATATACACCAGCGATCTTATTGATTCTGGTAAATTAGCATCACTCAAGATTAAAGTTATTGTATTGAAGCATGTAAAAGAGAACTTAAAAGAACGAACGTATCAAGAAGAATTACAATATATTATAGCCAATCAGGCACGTAATAAGTTCATTCGCAATCTTGCAGTATCTCTTAAAGGTAATACATTAATTCTCTATGCGTTTGTTGAAAAGCATGGACAGATATTATACGAAATGATAAGTCAGAAAGCGCAAAATGTTCATTTCGTAAGTGGGGAGGTTGAAGCGCAAACTCGTGAGGACATTAGGAAATTGGTTGAACGGACTACTGATAATATTATAGTTGCATCATACGGAACATTCAGCACTGGTATTAACATCCGTAATTTGCACAATATTATATTTGCTAGTCCTACGAAAAGTAGGATAAGGACGTTACAATCTATTGGACGTGGTCTTAGAGTAAGCGATACAAAAAATAAATGTAAACTCTATGATATATCGGATGATTTGACGTTAAATAGAAAAAAGAATTTCACTCTTAATCATCTCATAGAAAGGGTTAAAATGTATAACGAAGAATCCTTTCCTTATGAGATATACACAGTCAAATTGAAAGGCGAATCCGATGAGCGAAATTCTATATTTTAAACTAGTCAGCGGTGATGATATAGTTGCCTCTGTAATTGATGAGGATGAAGATTCGTTTCATCTTGCATATCCATTAAAGTTTATTTTTTCAAGAGATATGTCTACACGTGCCATTAGCACTGGTATCATACCATGGATTCCCATAGATGAGATTATGGGAGAGATAGTTTCCGTGAATAAATATAACGTGATTGCTGCTTCTGAAGTCCCAGAATCTATGCGTATACTCTACGAAAAATTATACAAAGAATCTAATCATAATGAACAGATGAGTGAAGATATGGATACGCTCTATGAAAAGATTCAAGCTAATCCTGAACTACAAAGTCTTTTGATTGCAAATACAAATAGTAAATTAATACACTGATATGGAGTTGATATATGACTGTTAAAGCGAAAGCAAAACCTCACTACGTTGATAATGTTAAATTACAAGCTGCTATGCTTGAATATAAGATTGCGTGTAATGAGGCAATTGAAAATGGAAAACCAAAACCACAGGTATCCAATTATGTTGGTGAGTGTATTATGAAAATCTCCACACACTTAGCATATAAACCTAATTTTTCTAATTATACATTTAGAGAAGAAATGATATCTGATGGTATCGAAAACTGCCTTCAATACATTGGCAACTTTGATCCATACAAATATAAAAATCCATTCGCATATTTCACTCAGATTATTTACTTTGCATTCATTCGTAGAATTCAAAAAGAAAAGAAATATCTATACACTAAGTATGCTGCTATTGAAAACGCTAACATGAACCACGAAACATCAGCGTATCAAGATCAAGATAAGAACATGCGTGTTAAGGATGAAATTCAATACGGTGAATGGTCACAAGAACAAATGTCAACATTCATGGCTGAATTTGAAAAGAAAGCAAAGCAAAAAAAGAAAAAGACTGCTGAAGTTTAATTATGAAAATAGCGATACTTGGTGACTTGCATTTTGGTGCAAGAAATGATAGCCATGAATTTATGGTCTATTTTGATAAATTTTTCAATGAAGTTTATTTCCCAGAGTTAGATAAGCGTGGTATTAAGACCACTATACAACTCGGTGATATAGTTGATCGTAGAAAGTTTATCAACTATATTACTCTCAATAAACTTAGATCGTTTATTGGTAATCACGTTTCTCGTGGCGTAGAGTTGCACGTTATCATTGGTAATCATGATGTTCCGTATAAAAATACCAATGACATTAATTCTATGGAAGAACTGTTTTCAACACAAGAAGGTGTGTATTCATACTCCGAACCAAAAGAGTTATCTCTAGACGGTTGTGATGTTATGATGATGCCTTGGATTAACAGTTCAAATTACGCTGAGTGTATGACTCAGATGAAAAACACTAAATCTCAAATCATATTCGGACATTTCGAGATAAAAGGTTTTGGAATGTATAAGGATGTATTATCGCATGATGGGTTTGATCCTTCATACTTTAATAAGTTTGATTTAGTATTCTCTGGTCACTTTCACCTTAAGTCTCATAGAGGAAATATACATTATGTTGGAACTCCGTATGAAATCACTTGGTCGGATTATAATGATATTCGCGGATTCCATATATTTGATACTGAAACACGTGAATTAGAGTTTATTCGTAATCCAAATAGTATGTTCCATAAAATTTGGTATGATGATAGCAGTAAGAAGCTAGATGATATTCTTAATCAAGATTTCAGTAAACTAACATCATCATATGTTAAGGTTATTGTTCAAAATAAAACTAATCCATATTGGTTTGATTTATTCATCAATAAACTATATGAAGTCAGTCCTTTAGATGTAAGTATTGTTGACGACCATCATAATATAGATTCAGTAGATGCCGATGACTTAGCAAATGAAGCTGAGGATACTCTGACAATATTATCTAAGTATATCGACAACTTAGAAACTAATGTCAATAAAAAAGATCTTGACAAGTTAATGAAATCGTTATATAATGAATCACTCGCAATGGAATTTGATGAATGATAAAATTTACAAAGGCACGTTGGAAAAATTTTCTATCTACAGGAAGTTCTTTCACTGAAGTTCAATTAGATAGAACATCCAATACGCTTATCGTTGGTGAAAACGGTGCTGGGAAATCTACTATATTGGATGCACTGTGTTACGGATTATATGGAAAACCATTCCGTAAAATTAAAAAAGACCAACTCATTAATTCTATTAATGGTAATGGCGTTATCGTTGAAGTTGAATTTGAAGTCTATAACCATCAATATAAAGTTGTTCGCGGAATAAAACCAAACGTCTTTGAAATATATCAGAACGATACTCTCATCGACCAAGATGCTGCTAGTAGGGATTATCAAGAATATCTAGAAAAGAATATTCTAAGATTAAACATGAAATCCTTTACACAGATTGTTGTATTAGGTTCTTCTTCGTTTGTTCCATTCAT